TATGGTAAGAACCTAACAACGGAAATTATAAATGGAGAAGAAAAGCTTTATAAAATTTTAGATTCCGGAATAAGTACCCAAGCCGGCTGGTATGTCCAGATTATACACTGGCCAGAACGAATCGGCAAAGAAGATAAAGGCGGTGGCCAAGGGTTTGAAGGAGCTAATTCTTTAACATATGCCACCAGATATTTGCACCTTAGAGACCCACCCCTTGTTGTTCCTGGGCAAAAAGTAAAAAGAGGCCAGATAATCGGCTTCGTTGGAGGCACGCCTTGGTTTACCCCCCATCTCCACATAGATGTGGTTTACAAGGGAGTTTACGTCGATCCGGGCCCATATTGTTATTTGGACATAAATGCAATTGCAATGATAGAAGACGAAGGAAATGGTGCCATCCGAAATAATGATACGACCCCAGGCGCCTCCGGGTGGTGCAGAAAAACCGTCAAGAGCAATAAAGACAAAGACTTGAGGATAAATTATAGAGTTGGCACCTTTATAACCGGGCAACAATATATCTCGCCTAAAGTTGAGAGAAACCCATACTCCAAGCCAGGGCGCTCAATTAATAGAAAATGGTATAAGCCAGTAATTGGAAATCCGCTGACAGAAGCGGAGCTAACTTATGTAGTTAGTCAACCAAAAGTATCAGAAACTTCAACAGAGAATCCGGCAGCCACAGACGTCGGCAACGAAAAACAAGCAGATATTTCTAAGTCGCCGCAGGCAAGCGCCCCGCCCACCGCGAAAAGTTAAGGAGGAGAAAAGAAATGCCATTAATTATACCAGCCATTTATACAGCCTACAAGCTACAGGCAACATCCCTTTCCATCGCCGCCCGAACTTACAAATACTTAACCAAAGGGCAGGAAGAGGTTGTTAATCTGGGTGTTTGTGAGGCCACGGATGATACCTCTGAATCACCAAGGGTAAGCCAAACAGACTTCGACCCTTCTGTTTTGGGTCTAAATAACGCCCGATCAGCTGAGGCCGTCCCCCTCTACGCTAAAGCAGCCGGCGAGAAAGAAATTACAAATAATAATAATGCAAGAATTATATTAGGGAGAGACCGCCCCGCATCCAAAGCAAGCGGCTATGGTGGCGCCGGCCACTCGCAGGCCTCTGCGATAGACATTTCTGTTGGCACAATGAATGCTGTCGGCCCAAGAGAGGGAATCAGCGCTGATCCAAACTTTAAAGCAGATTCTGCCAGAGTCTATATAAGTCAAAAAGCAGACATAGATGATTATTTAGATTTATGCGACGGATCCGTTGGCCGCTCCGCATCCCGCTCAACCATTGGTTTGAAGGCTGACGCAGTAAGAATTGCATCCAGGCAGGGAATCAAACTTGTCACTGGCACCGACGATACAAACTCGTGGGGCTCTCTTCTTATGGCCACAAAGGGAATCGACCTTATTGCAGGAAATAATGACGAAGATTTGCAGCCGATACCCATCGGCGGTAATTTGGTCGAGGCGATAAAAGATTTAAAAGATAATCTAAGTGATCTTAACGCCACTGTTTTAGCATTTATGATGAATCAGATGGCATTTAATGCCGGCGTACAGGCCCACACCCACAACCCGTCTTTTGGAATGGCCCCCTCTTTGGATTTAATCCCGGTAGGTGTTCCAGTTGCAACAAATTTAATTTCGAAGTTACCGAACCTCTGGCTAAATAAAATAAATATGCTTATGTTTGATTTTAATTATTTATATCCATTTGGACCAAAATACATTAACGGCCAAAACAGGACAAATTAAGATGGAAGAAGAGTGCAAATTAGAATTTCCAGAAGAGGTGAATTGTACACCGCCTCCAAATAAATGTAAAAAAAACCCGGCACCAACTCCAGACTGGAGGAAGACAGAAGAGCCCTTTATAAATGAAAAAGACTCAACTTATTCCGACACAATTGTTCTAAAGGAGGAAGTAAAGACTCTTGAAGAGGTGGACGCGTCCGCCGTAAAAATCGAAGCCCTCGACGACCTTTTGGGTTTTTATGGAAAATCAAGAGATAATTTAAAAGATTTAATTTCAATGGAAGATCTGACGCTAGAGGATTTATATATTGATCCTAGGCTTAAAATCTTGCCAAAAGTCTTAGTAACAGTCCCGGTTGAAATTTTCGAAAAAATACCCTCCACCGACGAACCTCCCCCTTTCGACACCCCCTTCGATGACAAAGCAGACGAGTCCACATCCAAAGCCGACGCGTCCCAAAACCATTCTGTACCGACAAAAGAAGCCGATTCTGCAAAAAATATAATACCCGATCAGGTTCTGGATAATTCAATCCCGGCTGCCTCAACACCCCGACCGCCCCAAACCACAAACCCTGGCACCCCACTCAGCGCTTTCGTCGTTTTTAAGGCAAAAAAAATGTCTGAAATGTTTGATAATGTGGCAAAGAAAATGATAAAGCTCTCGAAAGAGCAAGTCTCAGTATCATATTATGACCCAGCACAAACAACATCCATAAATTTGTCGAAAGAGGCCTCTCGCCTAGCCGGCTTCAAGGGGGCTCTTTTGAGATTCCTGGGAAAAAATGGCTTTTCAATTAAGGAATTGCAAAAAATAAAAATTGGGTTTAATGGAAGCTTGGATTATGTGAAGGTAGGCCAAAAAAAGGGATGCTCTGAATTTTTAGTTCAAGGACTAGAGGAGTTCAAAAAACACAGAGATGCATCTAATTCAAATACTATACTTTTAGTGCAAAGACTTCCAGAAATTTATTCCGACCTTAATGCTAAGGACCCAATAGGGTGGCGAGAATTTACTCAAAAATATTTGGGACAAGGTGCATCTGGGAATGATTTTATAGATATGAAGTCTGCCGGCGAAATTTATCCCTTTAGAAAATTTATTGAGGACCAATATAATTCCAAGCCTTATAAGACTCTCAAGGATTCCTTGCAGGTTGCAAAGGCCCTAGAAGATCCTCAATCTATGAGGCAAAGATACCAAATGCTCATTGATGAGCGAATCCCCGTCGGTGACGAGCTGGTTAATGCATTTCCAGAGCTTATTAATAATTACGGAAATGATTCTGATGTATATACTTTATGGGGAGAGGTGGTAAACTCTGTCGCGAAAAGAGGAGTGTCTGCTCTCGCGCGAATCGGCCTAAATAAGGCAATGCAAGAGTTATCAATTAACGAGATCAATGAAATTCTTTCGGCCAATTTTGTTTTAAATTTAGATAATGCCTCTTTGGTTAAATTTTTAGACCTTCTCCCAACTAGCCAAAGAGAAATCACAATTAACCAGGCGGTAAAATTTAATTTAGCTGCTAGCAAATTAACTGATGAAGAGAAGGAAATATTAAAAGAAGCAAAAAAAGAAGAAAAAGAAGCAAAAAAAGAAGCAAAAAAAGAAGCAAAAGAAGCAAAAAAAGAAGCAAAAGAAGCAAAAAAAGAAGAAGAGGGAGCAAAAGAGGACGCAGTGCAGAGTGCCCAAGAATCTCTAGCCTTTGTAATGCAAGGTTTGGAGAATTTTGTCCCCCCATGGGAACAAGGCCGCCGCGAAGGAAGTTTTTCAAGCGCGCAAATTTCGAACCAGAACCCCTCTTACGACGATGAAGTCTTGTCAATCTATGAGGAAAAATTAAAATTTGGAACTATTGCCTCCGGAGGATCTTCAGAACAGGATGAATATATATATGATGCCTATAGACAGGCAATAATCGAAGAAATTGATCCTCAAAGCATTTTAAATCTCGCCTCTTTACATTTTGAAGGCCCGGATTTTTATTCTACATTTTGTTTGAAACAGCCAGCAACTTTTTCTTTAGAGGGGTCTGTTCCTGGTGTAAATCTCCCGGCCCTGTCCTTCCCGGATTTACCTAAATTTAATAAACCAATCAAGCTTCCAAAATTCCCAAAATTTCAAATAGGAGACTTCTTAAAGCCAATTATAGAAGAGGCTGAAAAAATAATTGTTAAAATTGCCGTAAACACTATTTTAAATATTATAAGCAAGATTTTATCAACGCTCGGAGACGGAATCTGCAACGAACCATTAAATTTTGGAATTGGAGACGTTCCAGCCGCAGACATCAGAGCTATAATAAATAATTCACTCCAATTACCACCCGATTCTTCCGCCCAATCTACCGATCATTACCTCACAGCGCTACTAGCCAAGGCCGGATACACGCAGGACCTGTCGAACAATACACGCCAATTGGTTACTGACTTCGTCGATGATATTTCGGTTACCTTGACAGAGGGAGAGTTGCTCTCTCTCTTAAGGGGCGATGCCAATCCCGAAGTCCTAAAGTTAATTTCTGAATTGGCAAAAATGAGAAATAACAGTTTTTCAAATAATTTAACAAACCCCAATATCGTTGCGGACCTCTTTAGTTCATTAAGTAATTTTATTCCCAAAAAATACCTCGAAGACAATGGCTTAGCAGATGTCGGAAATCCCAGCAGTGTAGGAATTTGTAAATCACAGGGCGCCCTTGATAAATTTAGCAGATTAAGATGCAATCTTCTTCAGCAAAATAAAGGAATCCCAGAAACTGAATGCGCAAAACACCTAGAAACGCTAAAGAAGATGGCAAAAAATGATGTAGAAGATTTAAATAATATTCTCCAAAATTTGGACGGAATGCTTGAGTGTTCAATACCTAAAATTTTAGACGACCCATCATGTCCGGACCAAGAATCTGATGCGCTGCTCCCCCTCGCTCCCCCCGAAATAAAAGCGGCGACAGACAGCGCTACAAAAGCTTATTTTGATGGGCTTAGTATTGCGTTTATCGATGATTTAATCGACCACCAAGGTTTTCTGGATATGGTCTTATCCGACAAGCTGGGTGCTGGCTATAGACAACACAATAATTTAATCTCGGGCCCATTTGGTAAGGAAAAAGGAGACGATTTGGGGCTTTTTCAACTGTTTGCGTCCGCCGGCTCTGACGGAAAGTCTCTTCTTTTGAAGCTGCTAGGAGACGCAGGGGAAACCGCAGGCTCTCTCGCCAACTACCCCACAACCGTAGCAGACAACTTAAAGAAGCAATTAGAAAACGAGGGGAACTTTACAATGTCCTATTCCACCGAACATGACGTTGACGTTTTTGAATATTCGTTCCCAAAGGACACTAATGGATATGCCTTTATAATAAAGGACAAGAGCCTAAACGCAAAAGAATATCAATTAACAATTACAGATTTCTTGACAAAGAAAAAAACCAAAGGCAATGAAATCATAATTGAGGGGGATGAGGCTATAGATTCGGATTTACAAAATTATTTAGAATCTGATCTGCAAATTAATTTAAATTCTCCAAATCAAAACAAAAAGACCGCCATTCAAAAAATTATTCTGAATAGTTGGAAATCTGTACCCGGCTATTCTTCGTCTCACGATGCTCTTTTAGAAAAATTTGGAGAGGAACTGTTTTATTATTTTTATAAAAGATATCTAAACCTCATCGCCACACAAATTGTAGATTCGGGCGCCTCATCCTCATTTTATTTTGGATATGATGAATCCGCCGAAGCGGAGATTATATGCCTAGATTATAAGAAATATGGCGGCAGCGAAGAGCATCCCGCCTTCTATCTCCAATACCCGGAAAGAACCGGATGGTTGGGGATCCTAGATAAAATGGTACCCGAGTATGACGGCCTGGAGCCAAGAAGAGAGGGGATTGTCAATTTCTCTGAAATTGCCTCCGAGGTTAACGATAATACTAACTTATTTAAGGACGATTTGAGACTCAATGTTAACCAGAAAAAGATTTTTGTTCCACCATTTTATCAAATTTTTGATAGGAGTACGAAGGCCTTCATAGAGGGGGCTCTCAAATCTACTATAAGAATTTATATCGTAGACGTAATTCTAAAAGGCCTCCCGGCTTTTAACGCATTTTCGGTAAAATTTCCCCAAAATTATGATGACACGCTCGCTGCGTACATAGCTAAAGAAATGAAAGAGGGCCTCCTAGAGGAGGGAAGTAATTTTTTCGGCTTGAGAGAGGATTCATACTATTTGGAATTTTTGGAGCAAATGGTACAACTCTTCGGCGAGAAAGTAGACGCTGGTCTGGTCGACCCAACGGAGGCGGAATGGGCCGCCATCGATTATTTAAATAAAGAACAGGTAAAGCTTAATGGAGATTGCAAACAAGATAAGAAATTTAAGAAAAAGCAAAAATATGAGTTTCTGAGAAGGCAAGATATAGACGATGCAGCTCAAATTATAGCGAAAAGGTATGTTAAGGATGGCCTCGAAGAAGAGTCAAAAAGGTTTAGGGAGCAAATAAGTATAGATTCGTGGGATGTAGATCCTTATTTTATATCAACCGCAGATTGGATTAATTATCCTGCCGGCATCACCTCTTGGAATACCGGCCCCTTTAAAAAGGAGATGGCCGTCCGCGATGTGGTGCCGTCAGTCATAAAGGACGAAAATGATATTTTATACGACCTAAAAAAGATATCTGATTCCGGCGAGTATGGTTTTAGTACCGATCGACAAAATTCCGACTATAAGCCATTTATATTAGAAAAATATATAATGATAGAAGATTATGAAGCAGAAGAAGCAGACAGCTTAGGCCTGACAATCCCGGACGAGATTTTATACCGCGATCCTTCTCTGTTCGGAGTGGTTAACGTTGTAAAGTGGGACGAATTTTTAAATTCTATTGGGGAAACATATTCTGATAAAATGATAAGTGATTTTTGGAAGAGTTGGAAATTTGGAATAAGAATCAGTATTATCCCCCCATCGGGCGCATCCACGTCATCGAGCGAGAGCCAAAGTTGGGACGAAGATTTTAAAGAAATTTCAACCTCCCTATCTACGCAGGCATGCCAAAATACAAAGGCATTTAGACTCGGCACTTATCCAATCTGTTTGTTCCCAATTTCCTCCATGGAAGAAGAAATTGAAGACTCTCAGATTTTAAATTTCAGTGATGGAAAAATTATCACCAGCTTTGATAGTAAATTAACATGTTTATTGGTTGATTTCTTCGACAGCGCACAATACAAGGCCGTTTTTAAATATTCTTTGTCTTTTACGAGAATTCTGTCAATGTTGGCAATTTATACAATAAAAGGTTTTTTGCCCTCATTATCTCCCGGCGAAGACGCCATTTACTTGGGCCCTCACCGTGGCTTTAAAAGTTGGGATAGGCAGACCTTTAAAAAATCAAAAGACCAGGCCCGCATGATGTTCGAGGCGTTATACAACTCACAAAACCCCAATTATAAAGATCGCAAACAGCTGGGTTTCGCCGACAATTATAGAATACAAAAAACGATTAAGCTTCCCTTCATTGACGAAGGGTTGAAGTGGTGGGAGAGAAATCTGCAAAGAATGCGCCCGTTCGACAAGGAAGGAAAACCTTTATCTCACAGGTGTGATGTCTCCGAAGATCCACCAGTTCAGACATCGACCTCCAATAATTTGGACGACGAATCCGCGCGTACATCCACGCCGGATGAAGACAGTTCACTGATTTTTAAAACAGACAGTGCGTTGTTTGGATACTACCGCGATATAACCGAGGAGCTTTTTGGGGTTTTTGATGACCTATTAGAAAAAAACAGCGACCCCTTCATTGATCTTAAATTAGCGAGGCCACTTGGCTATACAGAATTTTCCACGCACGACTCGGAGTTTTTAAGGGAATATTTTAAATACACTATTTCTCAAATTCGCTCCATTAAGTCAATGCTCCCCCACCCCGGAGGCGCCAGGACTTTTGAGCCACCAAAGCTGCCACCTTCCTACGAAACCGCGATGACTGCAACCGGAACAACCGGCGAGGACTCTATGGGGTCACTGGCCATAAATATTTTGGAAAAAATTCTAGATTCACTGGACAGCCATATATCTTCTATAGAAGATTCCTCCTCCCCTAGCGGCAAAGGAGGCTCTAATACAGTCTTTAACAACGCTATTGCAAAAAATAACCTTAGACACAAAGAATTAAGTGGTTTAATTGCAGATCTCCGCAATTTGTTAAATAAACAGTGGAGCTACGAAACCGAGGTTTCCGGATTCGAAAACGGGTACCACGGCGATTACGACGCTCTTGAATACGCCGAGGGCGCCCTCGAACAAGTGGTTAAAAGAATCGTGACTAATGATTTTTCCAAAGATTTGGGTGAAACTATAAATTAAATTGGTTTTTCGCCTATTTATATAAAGGAGCAGAAATATAAAATGGCGTCTGGATATTCACCGAAATTACCAATCAGTAGAGACCTGGATGATGGATTTACACTTACAAAAACACTGCAACAAGTAAGCACGCAAAATTTAAAACACATTATTTTAACAAACCCAGGTGAAAGAATGATGGATCCAAATTTTGGAGTGGGAATAAAGCGATTTTTGTTTGAAATGAAAGCCGGAGAAGTAGAGATAGATATCAACGAAAAAATAAGAGAACAAGTTTCAAAATATTTACCATACATAAAAATCCAGGGCATTCTTTTTCAAAAAAATCCAGAAAATGAAAATTTAATCAACTTCTCTATCATTTATAAAATACCGACAACCACAAAAGAAATAGTAGCTAGCTTTCTAATTTCTGCGCCGACAACACTCTAGAAGATACTATTTAAATAGGAAAATACATATGGCAAAAGATAAGAAAAAAACAACAATAAAATATACAAGCAGAGATTACACCACTATCCGGCAGGATTTGATAGAATTTGCAAAAAGATATTACCCGGACTCATATCAGGATTTTAACGAATCCTCTTTTGGCGCCCTGATGTTGGACACGGTCTCTTATGTGGGAGACATTTTATCTTTTTATCTAGACTACCAGGCAAACGAAGGTCTCTTAGACACTGCTATAGAATATAATAATGTTGTTAAGATCAGCAAGCAAATGGGTTTTCGATTTCAAGGTAAGTCTTCTGCGTCGGGAATCATAACTCTTTATTGTATAATTCCCGCAAACAACCTGGGCCTAGGCCCCAACGCGTCATACTTGCCAATCTTAAAGAAAAATTCTCAAATAAGATCAAAAAATGGAGTTTCTTTCCTTTTAGAGAGTGATGTTAGGTTTGATAACCCGAATAATGAGATAGTGGTTGCTAGAATAAATAGCACAACTGGCACCCCGTCTTCATATGCAGTGAAAACTTATGGAAAAATAATCTCTGGAGTCCTTTCTGAGGAAACGGTCACTGTCGGCGATTTTAAGAGATTTCAAAAAATTCAATTATCCTCCAGAAATATATCTGAAATTTTATCAATTGTAGATTTGGAAGGAAACGAATATTTCGAAGTCGATTTTTTATCTCAAAATGTTATTTATAAAAATGTTTCAAACCGTGGCGAAGACAGGGATGACGTCCCTTCGATTCTTAAGCCATTTGTGGTCCCTCGGAGATTTACGGTAGAGCAAGAATATGGAAAAACATCAATTCAATTCGGTTACGGATCTGATTCTGAACTTGCGGAGCCATCCATCGCCGAGCCATCAAATGTTACTTTGAAATTGCATGGAAAAGATTATATTTCCGATGTTTCTTTCGATCCGTCGAAAATGCTGAGCACTGATAAATTTGGGGTGGCGCCATCAAATACTAGACTTATTATTAAATATAGGACAAATAGTTCCACCAATGTCAATGCTGCCGCCGGCTCTGTAACCGAGGTGAGCAACCCAATTGTGGAATTTAATAATCCACAGACGCTAAGCACCGCAACAGCAAACCGCGTCCGCGCCTCAATCGAGTGTTTTAATGATGAATCAATTACTGGAGATGTTAGCCCAATCACATCTGATGAATTAAAAATTAGAACACTTGCAAACCATGCAGCACAAAATAGGGCAGTCACGAGCGAGGATTATAAATCAATTATTTACTCCATGCCACCAAAATATGGAGCAATAAAAAGGTGTCAAATCATCCGCGACATGGATTCTTTTAAGAGAAATATAAACGTTTATCTTTTATCTTCTGACGAGAAGGGTTATCTCGTTCAATCCTCTCAAACTTTGAAAAATAATTTAAAGGTTTGGCTTGGCCACATGAAAATGGTGAACGATACCATAGATATTATAGATGGAAAAATCATAAATATAGGAATTAATTTTAAAATAATTGCTGATAAAGATTATAACCGATTTGATATAATGGAAAAGTGCACAGAGGCCCTTAGAGAAAAATTCTCAGAGCCTTCAGACATTGGCGAGCCAATTTATTTAACTGAAATTTATTCGACTTTAAACCGCGTAAGGGGAGTTGTAGATACGGAAGATGTGGAAATAGCCATAATGAAAGGTCCATCCTATGCGTCCACTTCCTATACTTCCCGCGAGGGAATGTCCGATAACGGCCGCAGCCTCAAGTGCCCACTTAATGCCGCCTTTGAGTTAAAATTTCCAAAACAAGATATTAAAGGTGTAATTAAATAATGGCCATTAAAAAATACTTTTCAAATGCAGACAACACTATTACTAGCGCCTTTCGCGCGAATTTGACAGCCCGAGGCACTCATGCAAACATGGGCCTCTCCGATATACTGGAAACATTTTCAATATATGGTCAAGCCTCGTCAACCTCTACCGAATTAGAGAGAATCTTAATCAAATTCCCAGTTAATAAGATTTCTCAAGACAGAGTGAATGGGATTCTTCCTGCCCAGGGCAAGGTTAGATTTTATTTGAACATGTATAACGCCCCACATAATCAAACAACACCCAGGGAGCTAGAATTATCAATTCTGCCAATTTCAAGATCTTGGCAGGAGGGAACTGGGCTGGATATGGAGGAATACCGAGATACAACCGATGGCAATGAGGGTTCGAGTTGGATCCAAGCTGCTAAGTCTGACCCTTGGCAGCGCCAAGGGGGAGATTACCTGTCTTCTCCTGCTTTTTCTCAAACTTTTCCCATAGGAAACGAAAACCTCCGGGTTGACGTTACCGCCCTGGTGGAAGATTGGATCGCCGGAACAATTGAAAATCACGGTGTAGGGGTCCATCTAACATCGAGTCAGGAAGCTTATTTCGCTGAATATTACCCAAGAGAAGCTGTACAATTTGACGGCGCCGCATTCCTTTCAGGAACATCAGATACCGATCTGAAAAACGATTCTACAATATCCGCCTGGATTAAGCAATCTAACAACGCGGGCACGAGATATGTGCTTTTTTGGCAAAGAAGTGGGGCAACAAGTTTCAGGAGGGTTTTACAAATAAATCCGGCCGGCACAGCAGTCGTTTATAGAAAGATGTACTCCCTAGGGACCACCACAATAACAACTGATGATCCCCTTCCTCTAAATACCTGGACCCACATAACAGTGACGGACACACAAGACTCAGCAGATATTCCCTCAATTTATATAAACTCAATCTCCGCTTCCGCAACGGTCACACAGGGCACAGGTTCTGCATTAGATGATGTCGATATGTTTGCCATTGGGGGCTCAAAATCGGGAGCTTCCTTTAATTTTAGTGGATATATCGATGATGTAGCATCTTTTGATAAAATTTTAAGTCCCGGAGAAATAACTGAGCTTTATAACGGCGCATGTCCGGCCCCAATTAAAGAGCTTTCTATTTATGAAAATCTCTCAAATTGGTGGGTTCACGGCGATGATCCTAGAGATGAAATTAATCTTGGAACTCCCCCAACAGAAATAAGTATTTATGACAGGGTTGGTGACATGAATCTTTATGCCACCGGTTCGGGAGGCATGTCCATCGTAACTGGCGCATGTTTTGGTGGCGGCGGAGTTGTGGGCCCAGAGTCAGATGGTCAATTAATAAATCTCAATGGCGCCCAAACAAGCTATTATACCAAGAAATTCTTCGGAAGAGGGAGCGAATTTTATTATAAACGACCCGTTATTGAGGCTTGTTGGGATTCTTCTATCAAAGACGATCGAGGCCGCGTCTATGCTAGTAGCTCTCTTCTTACTGCGGCTGAAAATAGTCATACTATTTATCTTTATAATATTTACGGAGGCCGTTTGCGCAATATCCCCTCTATTGGAACAGGGCCAATTTTCGTCGAGCTTTTCTCGGCCTCGTTCGGAGGCGCATCTCTATCTCAAATAACCGGAGGATATGTTTCGACGGGGATCTACTCCGCCTCAATAGAAGAGGCGTCCCCCATGTTTGTGGGAGAAACTTTCTATGATCGCTGGGGCACTGCGGGGCTAGGAACTGTCTTCCATACCGGGTCTTTTAAGCTGCGTTCCCATAACGCTTTTTCATATCACCCATCCAGCGTTAAATATGTTTCGACCCTTACAAATCTCCAAGCGGCCTATACTCCCGCTGACAATGTGCGCTTAAGAGTGTTTACGCGATTAAAGAATTGGTCACCCACCATTTATACTGTTGCCAACTCTCTTATCGAGACTTCTATTATAGTCAGCGCTTCTTATGAGATCTCCCGCGTTGTAGATGATTTAAAAGTTCTCCCCTATGGGACGGGGTCCGATAATTGTACGATGATGTCATATGATGTAAGTGGCAATTATTTTGATTTAGATATGGGCTATTTCGAACCCGGATATGCCTATGGAATAAAGATTGCTTTCTATGATGAAACTTCGTGGGTAGAACAACCATATATATGGAAATTTAGGGTTGATAAATTAGATGAGCATTAGGAAACTATTCGATAAAAAGATACCGTACTCCATCCAGGGCGCAACAGATATTGCGCAATTGGGAAGGGAAGTCGAATCTTCTGGGAACATGGCCCAGCGCCTTATCGAGAAGAATAGGTTTATTCCAGATGTAGATTTTGCATACCCCGCCAACTTCGCCAAATTTGGATCCGCTGAAAAATATTATATTGATGCGATGGAGAGGATTTATAATCAATATCCCTATGATGGATCTCTGCAGGAACGCACGAAGTTCGCTAATGAGTCTTCTTATTTAGATCTTTATATCTTCGACGAAAGATACCCCAGAAGAAATGGGTATGGGACCATCGCCTCGGAAGGCGCCTTTTGGCCGCCTCCCTTCGGAGGAGATCCTTATAATCCCCCCACTCAGGTAGAATATATCGAATTTAGGGGTGGTCCTCACGGGGCCCCTGATGAATTTCGACAGGAAACTATTCAAAAACAATTTCCGGAATCTAATATTTATAGTCCTCCCGATGATCGAGGTTCCAATCTTACAATGGATGGCACCAAAGGAACCACTATTGAATTTTGGTTTAAACACGGTCCCCAATATGCTCCTTTCGACATAATCCCCCCTGGCGGCATATCGAATGAAGTATTATTTTCTGCTGTTTCGGGAAGTGCCTATCTGGAACTCAACGCCGAAAGGCATGATACCGGTAACATAATTTTCTTGACGTTGGACGCTAGAGATGGTGCGGGAAATGTGGTCAATACTACATGGACCAACATCACTGAGGATTCCTGGGAAGAATGGAATCATTATGCTTTTTCTATGATAAATTCCGGATCCGGAACTGAGTTTAAACTTTATATTAATGGAAATCTTGTAAACACTGCCAGCGATCCAGATCAAATAGAGGAAGTTAATTTTATTTCTGGCGCTCTGGGAGCGTCCCTTAACCCCATATACGGCACCAAAGGCGTCGGCAAAACCTCTGGCTCCTTTGATGAATTCCGCTTTTGGAAGACTCAACGAACTTCTCAAGATATTGGCAGATATTGGTTCACCCAGGTAGGCGGAGGAACCAATACCGACCTTGCCAACACGGATTTGGGAATATATTATAAGTTTAATGAAGGTATAACCGGAAGAGGCGCTACCGATTCGACGGTTTTGGATTATTCGGGCAGACTCTCGAATGGAAGCTGGATCGGTTATCCGGGTTCCGAAGCGCGCTCCACCGGCTCGGCGATGGTTTTATCCGACGCGGCAAAATTCGAATTTAAAGACCCCATTATTTACTCCTTTCACCCTGCGGTCAAGCGCATTCAGGCATCTTTAGCCTCATCAGGCTCGGCCTATGATCATACCAATAATGCGAGTATCTATCACTCGATGCCAAATTGGATTATAGATGAGGATGAAATCGAAGCCGGAGGCGCCCTCAAAACTTTGACACAAGTGATGTCGAGCTATTTGGACGCACTCTACCTCCAGATCGAAGCGCTTCCGAAAATTAGAGATATGGTCTATGACTCAGATCATGTTAAACCCGCGCCCTTCGCAAGTAAACTATTAGAATCCTACGGTATGCAAGCGCCTGAAATATTTGTTAATGCCGATATCCTAGCACAGATTTTAAACAGAGATGAAGAGAGAGAATTCGAAGAACAGTTAGGAGATATTAAGAACCTTATTTATAAAAATATCTACAATAATCTCATTTACATTTATAAATCTAAAGGAACCATGAAATCCATTCGAAACCTGGTTCACTGCTATGGTGTAGATGAGGACTTAATCCGGGTTAATTCCTATGGCAATAATGTAACCTATACTTTAAAAGATAATTTCCGCCCCAAGGCTCAAAAAAAGAAATATGCGGATTTTAATGACACCGATCGTTTTCAGGCTACAGTTTATCAACAAACCGCTAGCGGAAACCCCGCAAGCCGCAACTTCATCGCCGCTCAAGGCACCAACACAGCCTTCACTGCGCAGTGTGAAGTTATTTTTCCACGCAAATTAAAGGAATCCGATCCCGCGTATTTCCGTACTCCCTTTTTAAGTTCTTCCATTTATGGCTTTCATTCCGCTTCGGCAACAGTCACCGACTTGACTTGGGGGATTCACGATCAAGGCTTACAAGTATATGCGGTTCGGGATCAAATTGAATCCCCCAATGCTTATTTCCAATTAGTCAATACCGAAGGAACTCTAAACCTCACGAGCAGTCTCTTTTATGACATATATGATAATAAAAAATGGAATTTAGCTTTCCGTCTCCAACGAGAAAAGCCAGTAGCCGACTTAGTAAGTGGGAGCACCACTCCCGGTAATTATATATTAGAATTTTACGGCGTTAATTCGGAAGTGGATGTTGTGGCTAATGAATTCTACCTAACTCAGAGTGTCGATAATGCCGCGACAGGGTCCATTGGTAGGCGTAAGCGCTTTTATGTGGGCGCCCATCGCACTAATTTTACGGGATCCGTGCTGACTCGCAGCGATCTTAAAATATCTTCCTTAAGATATTGGGGAACTTACCTCAATAACGATGTTATAAAGGCCCACGCGCGCGATGGTGCCAATATGGGAACCTTATATCCGCCAAAAAGCGCCTATTTATATCCGAAGGTACCTTTCGGGACGGAGATTCCACAAACAGAACTCCTGGCCCTGAATTGGGATTTTACTAACGTCACTGCGTCAGGCCCGGGCACTACGCCCAATGCTTATGACGCCCAATACACGGTGCAAGACCTTTCTTCCGGTTCGTTGGCCCTCGCAAGCGACAGGGCCCGCTTTTCTACCTTTGCTAACGTAGTCAACCGTCAACATACAGGTCGAGGCGACTTCTATTTAGCTAATGACTCCAAAGTGGTTGATTTGCGGTATGTTTATAGTGGAAAACAGAATTTACCGGAAGTGGTATATAGCTCTGATATGATTCAGATCATGGCCAGCGACGATGTAACATTTACCAAAGAAAGTCGACCAGTTGATTACTATTTCCAGATAGAAAAGAGCATGTATCAAACGATTTCGGATGAAATGCTTAATATTTTCGCTACCATTGTGGATTTTAATAACTTAATTGGCGAACCGGTGAACCGATACCGCCAGCGATATAAAAGGATGGAGAAATTACGACAACTTTTCTTTGAAAGAGTCGAAAACACGCCCAGCTTAGACAAATATGTCCAATTTTACGAGTGGATTGATGCTTCTTTAAATGTCATGATACAACAATTGCTCCCCGCATCGGCCAATTTTAGTGAGGATATTAGAAATATGGTCGAAAGTCATATTTTGGAGCGAAATAAGTATAGAACTAAGTTCCCCACCCTCGAAATGGCGCCCACACACCCCATCACCGGTATTCGCGGCATAAATGAGCTTCTTTATAACTGGAAGTTCGGACACGCACCTATTTTGGCATCGATATCGCCCGCCCCTCAAAGTGAAAACTGTTTTTGGTGGAAACAAAGAGCCGAACGAGATGAACCGCCGCTTTCATCGAGTGCCAGCGGGGTGAATGCCTCTAAAGAGAAAATTTTAGCCTCCACAGTTAGAGTTTTAGATCGCAGTTATTCTACTCCCTATCGCCTTACGGTCGATAAATCTCTCCAAGCTCATGGTGGGGTTAATTTCCCTCCGATTAAAAAGATTGATTATGTTAAATCAGCCATTAAATTTGGATCCACGACGGGAGTTACAGTTGGTGAAGTCCAACCCTTAAAAGACTGCGACGATGTCTATAATCCCTGGGAAAAATTAAAGTTAGGGTTTAAGGCCACAACAAATGAACATAGCTATTTTTCAGGAAAAGGCGATATTTTCACTCCTTTTAGTTTATATTCGTCTTCCATTTATGATGACGTAGCACCCGGTACCAAAATAACCAACCTTCATACAGATACATATGGTGACGATAAAGCCGTTCCAATGCAGGGCCCTTTTACAAATTATGCGGTAGGGGGCTTACAATATAGGCATGTTCCCTTTGATTCACAACTATATCTTTCGGAGACGTTCACTTCTCAATCAAAATTTGATGATAATAATGGCCTGGATCCTGCTGTGTGGAGTTTCAATCATGATGTCGCGCAACCACGAACATATTGGACGGGCCCACGTCTGGGGAGTGGTACCGACGGAGATACGCGCACCGACAACTGGGCAGTCCGCCTTGCGGGATTAAATAATACTATTGGCACCCAGGAACGCTGGTTGGAAACAGTGCAGAAATATGATTGTCCACTGGAGGTTATTTTCGGATATGCACAGGGGGACTTTCAAAATGTAACACTGGTGGGATACGATTTACAATTGCCAAATGAGGGATCCTCTCCTCTTGAAGATCTCCTTTTCCAATATAGTTTGGATGACGGCGCCTCGTGGATAACTCAAAAACATTTCCCAGCCTCCGATGATAATCAGGGAAAAGACATTGGTTGGAGAATTCATCATGCTAAATTTCCCGCTGACTTTGCTGCATCCAGTCTTAAGTTTCGGTGGTATCAGGAAGATACCAGCGGCGCCAACTTGGACAACTGGGCCATAGATTTTGTTCGCATCACTAATGGCAAAGAGCGCCCAGAGGGATGGGAATTTAAAAATAATAAATTCACGCGTCCTCCTATCACCATGTATGAGACCGTCCCGGCATCTGCATATTTTATTGGCTCTCTTTTTCAACCATATGCCCCCTACTATCGCGACGAAATAGCCAAAAGGCCCGTCAATATTCGCAATATTCATCATCGCACAGGCTCTACAATCATGGGCAACTACAATGCGGTTTATGATTTAGTCCAAACATGCGGCCGCCGAACGAACAACAGAGCTTTCGTCAAGGCAGGCGGCTTTAATTTAAATCCCCTCCCTATTTATTCGGAGTATATTTTAGATGTAGCCGCTCTCGAATATGCCAAAATTCAACGGGGACGTACACCGCATGTTTTTGTTAACCGATTCTCAGCGCCAGGAGGTCCCGACACCGCTGGGAATGCTAATGGGGGCCCCGGTTTAGACCGAGCGTCTGGTGAGTTGTCGTCCAATAACGATGTCAATTACCGAAACAATTTTATTCGCCAAGTCTTACAATGGCTCCAAACATCGCATGTTGGCCAATTTGGATATTATACAAACTCTCAAAATATTAATGGTCTCGCAGGGTCGACTGTAAACCCCTATAATTATGCAGGGACTGGTTCGATTTATCAAGTAAATCGAAACCCAGTAGGCCGGATAATCTCGGGCGGTTTATACAATCCTCCCGGTCCAGATGGGACGCGATATTCATGTAAGACCACTTATGATAATTATTATATCCAGCACGCTATCCCCCAAAGCGATTGCCATTATACATGGACAACTGCGTCGGTTTTGGGATGCGAGTGTCCTACGGGATACTGGCCTTATGATGGAATGGATGGCGCAAAGCCGGCCGTTTCTTTTGTAAGTGCTAGCTCTATTCTGGCCGTTCCATCGCTCCCGTTCATAGACGCGCAATGTATTGATTTTGGGAAGGGCCCTTCGCCAACTAAGAATTATCTCGAATGTGTCACACCCTCGTGTTATCCGTCGCCCTTTGGAAAACCTAACCCAGGCAACCAGCCTGATTGTAACCAATCTCTTGGTCCGGTATTTACGGTCTCCGTGTGGATCAAATATGACGGCGCCGCTGGATGGGGCGATGGCACCATCATAAGTAGAGCTAAATTTGATAATGGGGTCATTGATGAAGAGAATAGTGATTGGTCTTTAGCCGTGGATGATGCCGGGAATGTTACGTTTGTGGTTAATTCAGGCCCCATCCCTAACCCTGGAGCCACTGGTGGATTCCGAGGTGCTCGAAGTGTGGTGGGAGGGGGCGCCCCGAATCTGTGTGATGGAGATTGGCATAGCATTCTCGTCCACTTGGCAGCCAACTGGCATTCCAGTCGTTGTAAGTGGAAATTCTGGATCGCCATTGATGGGATCCAACTTAGTGGGGGGCAGGTAAGTGGCATCAATAACACCTACCCAGTCTTTGGATCATCTGACGACCGTATACCGGCCGTATTATCAAAGACATTCATCGGAGCCACATATGACACCGTCCAAGAAACAACAGCTCCATTCCCAGGTAAAATGACGCAGTTGGCGGTGTGGATGAAAGGTATTAGGGGCACTTCGGCACCGAATACAGCTACATTCCTGGCTGCCTATAACAGTGGATGTCCGCCTGATCTTATCAATGACCCTACTCTGACTGCGATTGCTAACTATGAAATGCCGACGACATGGTATAGAATGGGTGACGTTTTCGGAGACTCCACCGCACCCGGGGGCATTATTCACGATGTCGTGACTCATTATGATACTGGCGGAGGAGGAGGACCGAAGCCCGTTCTCGAAGGGCCTATCAATGCGATACCTCACCACATGAGAGAAACCAATATCACGCGTGATCGACCATGTCCCAATATTTGCATGATGTATAATGGAGGAGTTAAATCTTTTCCATTGGATTTTGTAGGATTAAATACTGTAATTGTAGACGAGCTAAATCCCTCCGTCGGCCTAATGAGTTCTTCGTCGGGAGAATATGAAAATACTTATTTTGCATGGCTTTGTGAAACAGAGGATGCCGCTGCTCATCAATTCCGCGCTTTGATATGTCACCGCCAAGGTCCCTATGGGTGGCCAACTTGGAAACAAATAAGAGGATCCGAGAATTCGTTAGTGCGTTATTATCGAAAAAATAATCTTATAACGTGTAATGGAAACCCTGGCCCGACACGAATTTTCAAAGATGGAAAAACAACCCGGGTAGTCACCGACCGCTTTGGATCATTTAAAGTGTATCACGAGCCAGCAGTCACCTCTCAATGTATCCCCATTCAACATACATTTGGGTTGAGAACTGCAATTTATCCCAAAGCGGGAATTCCCTATAGTACCATTGAGCCGGCCACATATCAAAGTACGTTAGGGAATAATTTAGAACTATTTACCAATGAGGAATTAAACTATTGTTCAGGGCTGAAACAATGTGACCCCCAAGCTTACGATACGTTCAAGGGCCTTTATCTTGATGGCGCTCTTAACGAACCATCTAATCCAATTTATAGCTTCATTGAATTGGTCTACAAAGAACGAGTTTATCCGGCAGCAAATAATGCCCACAAACAAATTAATCGAGAGAGAGCAGGATATAAAAATGATTTTTGGAAAAATTCCAGACAGAAAAGAAGTGCCATTGGCGCCAAAAAATGGGGCGGCGGAGGTTGTAAATGACTATTAATTCTCAAGACAAGCTTGTGTGTTCTCAAAGCTGTTGGAGCTTGGACGCATCCAGTGAGTTTTTGACACAAAATGTCCCGGTAGCAATGGATTGTCCCAAAGAGATGTCAGTTCGCTGGGTTCCACCGGACTATACTTCTCCTGATCAGCCGATCGACGACGCAGGGGAATTACAAAATTCTTATACGACGGTTCATTCTCATAATTTTTGTGAAGATAAACTACTTTTGACAAGCGGGAACTACTCGAATCCCTTTGGGTGGGTAGCCAGTTGGGTGAGTGGGAATTATACTTCGCTGGGTTCCCCGGGCCACGGGCCCGTATACGCTCGACGCCATACGATGGCTTCGGTGTATTCTTTTAACGGCATCAGCGGAATCCAGAATCCCCAAGTCACTGTAGCCTTTGAAGAAATGTGGAATAACGCATGGCAAGATATCTTGTGGCAAGTCGGCGGCGCGGCGCCTACTATAGGGGGGAGTTTGAGTTTAACGGGTTCCAACCTCGTGCTTAATCTTCTTTCTAAAAGTATGGGAGATCCTCAATTATATGGTGGGGCCGCCTTATGGGAAGCCGATATTTTAGCCAACTGTCAGAGAGAATACGATCAAATTATATCGACAGACTCAGGCCTCCTAGCGAGGCTCAAGCATCCCATTTCTCCTTTTTATAATTCCTATGCGTCTTATAATGAGAGTCTCCGAACCCAAAATCAGGATTATTCGGTTTTACCCGAATTTCGTATTAGTGAATTTCTGGATTTTTACATAGATAACGGAGAAAATTATCTTATTCCCAACCCCAGAGAATTTGCAATTCCTGGGATGACGGGTTCTCAACAAAGTTGGATCCCCGGGAACGAAAATAATGCCACTCTAGTCAAGGCCGAAAATATTCGCAATAGCTCTCAAGATCATTTTTATAAAGTATTTTCTAATTCAGATTTTATGAAACATTATGGGCGCCTCAGAGAGGACCACGAACCGTTCGGTTCGCCCCCCACCACCTTAACTCTGACCTGCAAGGCACTAATGAAATTATTGCCATATGATGGATTCTTCCCTTCTGAAAGAACATTACAAATTTCCCACCTAATGTCTCAATCTTTTGGAAGCAATATTGCAGTCCAACTTTCGGGAACCTCTAATAATCCCTTATCCAATGTGGATTTTAATGGAAGTCTCCATGGAGAAAATATGCCCGGGATCTCTTTTCTGAGACGACCTTTTTATAGTGCCATGATGGCTCCTGGTTTACTTTATAATACCATAAAAGCCGGCATTGCTGTAGATTATCCAATTTATAACAATGTCACACATTCCCACGTTGGGCCCGACGGCGGCGCCGAGACCCAAAAAAATGGATTTAGTATTACTCAATATACTGAGACACGCGGCGTCTTTACTGGTGCCGGATCCGACTTATGGTTTGACGCTCCAACCTGGATGTATGCTCTTGGAACAGGATCAAATGGTCATCAAGGTTTCGATTATCGAATTCCCTTCGAGGCTTTGGTGGAGCCCTCTAATTATCTTAGCGATCTCCCTATAGCAGATATGGAGCCACATCCTGACGCTACATATAATTATGGAATCATCCCCTCCTCGTCTATATTGGATTTGGCTAACTACGCAGGGCGATATTCAGGTCACGACGAGCCGCCTGGATGGTATTCTTTGCGCAATCGGTGGAACGGGCAGTTCGATAGCGTTTTATATGAACGTGCCATTAATAATTTTTTAGCCGAAGTCCCGGAATTCTTTTTACAAGACGAAGAATTTGGAAGTATAGAATCCAATCCCGCTACGAGCTTTGGCACAGTCACCCAGGGCGCCTTTTATGCCATGCGCGTCAAATTAAGAAGAACTATGGATAAACCCAGGATTTGGAGTTCATTAAATAGGGGTCAAAATGGAAACTCAATTATTAATTTTGATCTTCCGCAGGACCCCATCGCGTTTAATGGAATTTTTCGTCAAGAATTCTATGGTTCATCATCATTTACGGCATCGTTGCCCGGGTGGTCAGTAACACTACCTCCCGTTATTCCTCCCTCTGCTGTTTGTAGGGAAAATTTCACTATGTATTCCAATCCGTCTGCTTTCGGACCTCCCACATCGGGAACTGGTTCTCTGGCTCAGGGATATCAAGTGGAGAACCTCTCCCTCCCCGCTAAGATTAAACGACAAAATCAAATGGGGATTGGTTATAGAGTTTCTGATTCCACCAACGGCTATTATTGTGCCTTTACCCCTCCTTATATGGACGGGGAAGCGTGGGCAGATATCGTCTTCGAGGCACCCCGAACTGGGCGCCCAACGCTAGAAGAACTCCAAGCTCATTCGATGGTTATTTTATTACGCGTCGATGGCATGCCACGATTGGATGCCGAGAAGTATTCTCTCGCGAGCGGGGATGTGTACCCTTATGTACTCTCAGAGGCTGGTTTATTGGCACTCCAAGACCAAGAGTCCCGAGAATGGGGAGGCAATCTGCGCCAAAATGCTATTTGGAATGCCACCTCTCAATCGTGCGACGAGCACGGCCATTTCGGTAATCCGGGAGAGGAGTATTACTATCCCATACACCCCCATTCAGCCGTCGCGGTTAATAATAACGCCATGCAGCTAGATGCATCGCTCAATTTATTTGGGTTTAAAGACAATAAATGGGTCATTCAGCCCAAATTCGAGACTCCTCACGCTAATTTTAATGAAATCCAAAGTAGCTTTGGTTACACCAATCCCGAAGGAACCATCAGGCGCTCATTAATCGCCGGCGGCGATGTTAATGTTTTGGGCTCCTCATCTTGCGAATTGCCCGACGCGAACGGTCTTTCTATTCCTGTCCATGGTTCTGAATCGGTTCCCCGAGGCATGTGGCACCAATTTGGAAAGACTGAAGGGAAAAAGGGCATCTGGCTCGAATGTGATGACATTCCTATGACGTGGCTCCGCGAACGAGGGTATCTCTTTCCCGGGGATCCCCACAATGGTGATACCTTTGATCCCTCCTATGAGCGCCCGGGCGCCCCTTATTACCGAGGGCACTGGACGGACCAAGCTTTTAAAAATGATAATAACACTTGGGAAGCGGGCATCAATGGGGCTCTCTATGGAATGAAAGAAGGGGGAGAAAGTGTTTATAATCTAGAGGGACAATATCCTGGCCCGTTGGCCACTATTCTAGGCTTCAACAAACGTAAACGCTTAGGCAGAACGGCCCAGCGCAAACAAATTTCGGAGGGTATCGTTGCAGTTCCCTTTATCGAACACCTCGGCCGCCGTAATTTTTTTGCAATCCCCGAAAATGTAATCAGAATTGCCCTCGGAGATCTCGGTGCATCAACGGCAGCCTCCGAAGCAGTCTCTGCGGCATCATCGGCTACTGAAGCTGCGATGGCCGCTCTGGAAGACTTGGTAGTAGACGGTATTTTGGATACCCCCGATCAAGCATCCGCCGCCTCCCAAGCTGCAGCCACCGCCGCAGGGACCATATTCGCTCAAACTCAAAGCGTAGTCCCTCATAAAACGATTGTGGATATGGTCGATTTAATGAAAAAATATATTTTCCCTCCTCGTATGGATTTTGTTAAATATCTTGGTCAAATTCGACCGTTTGCCATGTATATCTTTGAGTTTAGTCATGAACTATCGCAGTGTGATTTATCTAAAATTTGGCAGAATGTTCTCCCTGAAATTGGCGAAAAGATGGTCGAACAAGAAGTCTCCATTTCTCACAAACTTCTAGCCAATCAGTTAATGGGGGATTTTAAGGGAAGCACACACGAATCTATGAAAGACCAAGTTCAGTGGATGGTTTTTAAAGTAAAACAGCGCGCGAATGATGATTATTCGAGCAAGGTGGCTGCCAAGAGGCCGATCTCCCGACTGGTCGGCACGAAAAAGACAAGCTCTGCTTCTAAATACGAGTACAGTTATAACTGGCCTTATGATTATTTTTCATTGGTAGAGTTTGCAAAAATCGAGGCCACTGTCGGGTTTGGGACCGAAACTGATGAGGCCCAAGCGCTCCCCGGGCTCCCTCGTGGTCCGGGCTCCGACCTTCTAAATACTGGAATCCAAGCAACTAGAGCACTAGAACCCCTAGCTTCCCAGACGCGTTCGACCACCAACAGCTTACCGGCCGGCGAGCGGCAACAAGAGGCGCAAGAAAAGAGAAAAGAAGCCCGAGTAGCCGATGAGGCACGGGGACCATTTGGAGGTACTAAGAAAAAATGACTTTTTTTAACCCTAAAGAAGAAGTTTTAGATATTAAACTCACTCAATACGGAAAATATTTGCTCTCTTTGGGTAAATGGAAGCCTGTCTATTATGCTTTTTTTGATAATGATGTTTTATATGATGGCGAGGCAGCAGATCTCGTAGAAGTCCAAAATGATATAGAGCCTCGAATTCAGGAGAACACTCCACGCCAAAAAACTCAATATTCTTTCACAAGTCGAGAAACCGCTTTTGCTCAATATTACGAGGCGCGCCAAGATCCCACCATGAGTGAGTTGGAGCGCCTTAAAATGCAGACTTCGCCCGATAAATTATATTCTCTCACGGCACCCTTGGGAACTGCGGACTTAAGTCTCAATAAGGCGCCACGGTTTAAATTACAACTTTATGCCGGTACCATTAGCGGCTCATCGAACGTCACCGGTGGATCTTTCCAACAATTACAAATCCCCCAAATAAATATGGATTTGACTTACACCACGCAAGTCAAAGACTTAAATGAGGATGCCACAGAAACAATGATTGACACGGGGGTTGTTTCTCCGAATCAGGAGGCGGAAGAATTAAATTTGGGGGTTTTCCACGACGGAACTTATATTGCGGTTACGCCAGCTAATATTTTATTACTCCTAGAGGAAGAAAATACTGTCTTTAATAAGGAAAATTTTGATATTGAAGTTTTTAAAATTGAGAATGAAATTGATCGAACCACTCAGGAATCTAAAGAAATTTTAACTCCCCTCTCTTTTTTACCACATCACTCTCCCATTAAGGATGGTATATTACGACCCACGGACAAATTGGAGCCCGTCTACACCCCGGACCCAACTTTTGTGGAATATTATTTTCATTTATATGTGGACCACGAAATTGATGAGGCCGAGATTTGTGGGGCCCTAAAAAGATTAAAATCGCAAGGGATTTATGTGGATGAAGAACTTAATTGTCCAGACATTCCCATCGGACCAGTTAAGAAAAATATTTACGGGCCCCCAGGCTATACAGATAGTGAAATTTGTGACACCGACCCTCCCGACCAAATTCCCCGCGCCACATATATTAAAAATGACTAATTATAAACACCATGAATATTAATATTTCCACCATTGAAACCGGACTCTTACCAGATGTATTTTTTACTAAAATATTATTAGAAAGTAGCAGTACGCCAAGCCGACGCGTCCCGAAAAATCCCACCCGCGCGAATACACTGCGTCCCTCTAAGGCTTCTAAGAACACAGTAAATAATGGGGGCGCCCTCAAGGTTAGTTTATCGCTGACTATTATGGATCACATAGATGAAAATGGGATGACTAGCTGGTTTTATAATGAAGATTTAACTAAATATTTGCGCATAAAAATTATCCAAAGTGAGTCTCGCACCATTACGAGAGCCCTCATGGCGGGCAAGCTCGGTGTCCTAGATAAACCGACCTTCATTAATCTTTTCCAAGAACAAGTGATTAGTGTAAGAAAGAATCAAAATGAACCTATTACCGATTTTATTAGCTTTGACACGCAGCAAAACAAACGAGTTTTTAGCATAGATTATAATATTAATTTTATAATAAATGATCTGGAGCCTCATCACCTGGCTTACTTTGCTTTGTGCTTCTTTGACCTCGGAGCATTGTGCCGTGATTACGAAATGGAATTTTTATTACCCGATGCCAACGCGAACTTAGTAAGGGGTCTCTTAACTGGAGAAAAGGTGATCGAGAAAGGGAGTCTTCAATTAGAAACTTACTGTTTCTTCTTCGAAAATGGAGGGCAAATTTACTCCGGACCTACCCATAGAATGCCCGACGGTCGGTGGATGACCCTCGAAACCCATGACGCCACCTCCCGCTATTTAGTCCGACGGAAAATGGCCAATACAAAAATTCAGGATTACCGCGAAGTTGACGCGCTGAAGTTGATGGATTTCGATTTGATTCCGGCGCCCAATGTATTTTCTAAAATTGAAAAAACCGCCCCGACGCAGCGTGTAATCCAAAATCCACCCGAAGTATATTTTTCGGACGCCTTTATTTCATATGGCACTGATGGTCAGGCTAAATTTTTATTTCAGTTGGATTATAACCGTATAATTCGTGATAAAACTCAATTTGGGAATATCATCGATAAGGCGTCCAACCCCCAGGCGTATGCTGATATTTATAAGGGCTCTAAAATCACCCACCTTAAGGTACTGCGACGACGGGTACGCCAAGAGATTGGAGATAATCGCCTTGGGAGTCCTGTTTTTGGTCAAGTAGTCGTCGATCCGGTTGAACCCATCGCTGATATAACAATGACGGGAGATACTCCGGAAGGTATTTTAAAAAGCACAGATACTAATTGGGGAGGGATCCGAGAATTGACGGTATTGGGGGGTGCCACACAGTTGCGCACATTTACCGTTTTAGATAAGGGGTTCGCCGGCCTAACGGATGGATATTATCAATACGGAATAGAAATAGAGATCCTCGACGGTACCGTTGATTTCTTGAATAAGCAATTGAAGCGCCTAGTTAATATTCGAGACATGATGATTCTCTATAATTCTACCGCTTCGATGCCCAAATTTTATAATCATAAATCTGCTCACTTTACTTCGAAGTTAACCAAATATTATAACAAATTCGATTCCGATCAACTCCCGTGGGTGAAAAGCATCACAGTTTTTGTGGATGTTATTAGTTCTCTCACCCGCATTCAAGACCCTAAATCATTAGGGAAACGTCTCTACGCCCTAATCTCTCCCAAATCCGGTAATTTGGAAGGCATCCGGGCGTTTAATTCATTGATTGATATGCTCATCACTAAATTAACTCAAATTCTAGGCCCCCGTCTTCACACTGAGTTGCCGGGGAATGAAGTAAAAAGACAAACTAGCTCTAAATTTAAGGCGTCTACTATAACGATAAGGAGATTTTTTAATGAAATATACAACAGCAATGAGCGTAGCGATATTGGAATGGATTTTTTAGGAGTTCCGGGCGCCACACGACTGGTAGGATTAAAGACGGTGACAAAAGCGGCTTTTGAGGAGCGTATAACTCAAGAAAATACACTCTACTGGGCCTCTCCCGATTTACAAAATCTCCAGTCCACTCTGGGTGCCATCGATCTTGGCCCCGCCGGCGGCCTCAATACTGATCTCTTAAATTTATCCGAAATTGCCCCCTCTTATATAACTCCAGCCGTTATCTTTGCGGGGCCCGACTTAGTGGTAGATAGATGTTCTAGCCCTGAATTTTCTAATAACACCGAGCAGTATACAGGCTTATCCGCTGCCCTTGTTGCCTCCAGTGCTGGTCAGTGGGCGCCCACAAACGCAAGTTATGCCGGAACCCCGACGAATACAGCCAACTATTCTTCCACCATGGAGACCGCCGGAAACTTGGCGTGTGCGAATATATTAGGGCAATTAAATGTAAATGTTATACCGAGCCCTCCGACTCTATTCAGCCAGGTTACTGAAGGACTGACAATTGATGATTCTTTGAGTGTGGGAGAAATCCTTGGAAGTGAAGATCTGCAGGTATCTTCCGATTTAATAAACTCTACGGGGGATTATTGTGAGGAAAAAATCCTAATCACTGAGACGGATACACAAAGTAGGAAAAACCTCCCCATTGCAACCATATTTCTGCAAGATTTGGCTGTTACAAAAAACCTGGGCCCACAAGCTAGCAACCTCCCCATGCGTCCCTCCCCTTTCGTATCGCCAGTTAAGAAGAACATGGCCACTTTTGATTTAAATAGTGATACAAGTGCCATCTCTCTCATGCGTCGTACCAAATCTCAATCGCAAACTTATTCCATGACACGGCCCGAAGAAGAGCCCGAGCCAGAAACTCAGGCAATGACGAGGCCTGAAGAGGACCCCACCAGAACATCTGTGGCTGATAAAAATATTAATTTCGATTTAATACCAAACCAGATCCGCTCATTGATGTTTGGTAAGAGTGAAGCTGTTTCCAATAACTGGCCCGATACGGGGATTGATTTAATTAAAAGCGTCGACACGTCGGAATATTATAGATATAACTATGATATGATTTCTCAGGTTGAGTTTTTGAGTGGGTACAAAGCCAATAGCAACGGGGTGAGCTTAATGATGGCCCCCCAATTCACCCTTCTAAAGGCGCACCACCTCACTAAATTAACGGGCCAAAAGGTTCTTTTATGTCGGGTGCGCCCATATACCAATGAAGCCTTGGGTGTTGGTATATCGGACGGGATTGATGTCAAATCCTTCGATCAATATTTTCTTATTTCCACCGCTCCGTCCAATTTTAGCATTAAGAAAAGAAAATCAACCGAGAGTCCCGATAGTGCAATGATTGAACTGGATCTCACATCTATGAGTGTGGGCAGCGGTGTCCTCGGGGTATTAAAATCGGAAATTGCCCAAAATGCACAAACCGCCCCAGCGTTTCAGAGTAATATGATTATTAACCAAATACGCACAACCAAATTGGATATTCTGTAATGGCTAAGAAAACTACACTTTTTATTGGATTAGACGCAACAGCGGGAACGGGTGATGCCTTTCGTAGTGCTATGGGGAATTATTGGGTAGGCTCCGCACACGGAAATCCTCCCCCAGCGACGGCCAAAAAGATAGAGGTTATGTATGGAGAACAACTGACTACCAAAAGCGCCCAGGCCCCCTTCTTTAATGTGAAACAGAAAATTGAAATTTTAGGGATACCCTCCTTTTTCCCCACTGAAAAAGATTGGAAAGATTATATGGCGGCTATGTTTCCCATCGGGGTTACCCAAACAGACATGGTTTTCGATTTAGAAAGCTTAATACCTAAGTACGAGGACACCCTCGGCGGTACTGGCGCCCTTTACGGAGATGTGGAGTTTGTATATAATTTTTATGTCCGCCCTTATGAATTTATATTAACTTTACCCCAAGTGTCGGAGAAAGTTTTACCCAATATTTATGCGGAGATATCGAACGATGCTAATAACGTCGACCCCTTTTTTGAAAATTTGATTACGGGCTTCGGTGTGGCACCGAAACAAGAAGTGAAGATGACCAATCTCATGAAAAATGATGATGCCGACGCACGAGAGCTACTGTATACTAATATTTCTAAAAAAATAGCGAATACCGGCGGAGGCAATCGCCAGCTTTTAGCCAGTCGTTTCTCAAATGTAATTTTTCCCATAGACAATATAGACATGTTAAAAGAAATCGAATCCCATGTTAATATTTTTCCCATGGTAAGTAAAATAGAATTTAGAACCGACAGTAGAACAGAGTTTGCGCAAATCTTAAAAGATTCACAGTTGAGCACCTCTTTTTTAAAATATATATCTTTCATCGACAGAGCAGCCGACGAGACCACCGATGCGGGCGCCCAATTAGCTAATTTAAAGATGTTTAAAGGAAAAGGCACGAGCTTCCAAACAGTGGTGGGAAATACATCGGCTAATCAATCCCCCGGTCTTCGACCCGACCTGGGAGGAGCTGGCAATCGATTTGGGAGCAACACTATAAAATCAACCGGCGCGCCAAATATTGTCGAAGGAAGTGAGCTTCCCGAGATTGATGTATTGGAGTGGTGGGATGGGTTTCTCCACAATACTATTGATTTCGGATCGTCGTCTAAAAGCGAAGTATTTATGGGCAACCAAGACGCGTCAGTCCAAATCGCGCGCAATATCCAGTCCTCCTTTTCTAAAATTTTATCATTACTCATATTTTCGGGTAAATTGCAATCGCTCATTAAAAGTAAAATGCGCAGTTATGCCCAAATCACCAATGGAGAAAAATGTTACACCGAAACTGTAGCTTACCGCGTAGCTAAGTACAGTACGGACTCAGGCCAAGGAGTCCCCATTCAAAATTTTTGGTTTCCTAATTCCAATGAGATTGATGTTATTAAATATTTTGACACTCAGGTTAAATATGATAAGGCCTATAAATACATTATTTATGCATACGAGCTAGTAATTGGCTCCGAATATGAGTATACGAATCTTGAGATTGTGCCCGACATCATTACGGCTGATTTAAACACTCCGGGCGCAACCGAAGCTGTCCTAAATATCTTCGAGGATGTATTTGGTTTTTCAGTGGAGGGCTCTGTCTCCTCGACGAGTGATAGTGCACCAACGCTCGAAAATGCCGAAGTGGTAGTGGCCAGCGAGACCGCAACTGTGGCCTCACCTAGTAATTTTTACACGGCTGCAGTGTATGGGAATAATTCAGGCACTCCCTCTTTCTTCCCCGCCCCCAACCAGATCGAGGGAAGCGGTGTCGGTGCTCCCTCAAATACTGTTATGGCTCCTTTCGGGTCCGTTAATCTTAATGTGGACATTCTTCCAAATTATGAAGTTTCTCTCACTAATCAGATCCAGGTGAGGGATTATGACCAACTCCGAGCGAATGTGAGTGTGACGGTGCGCCCAAATGTCAAAATTATGGAAAGACAAATTTATGAACGCACGGGCCGCATAATGGACAATCCTCCCGTTTTCCCCGATACCTTTATTTATCCGCTAAAGGGCGTTGATAATAAAATTAAAATTAATTTAAATACTCATGTGGGTTCCTATCTCATGGATCCCATCATCCTAGACCGACCCGGAGAACAAATCTTCATAGATAATCTCCGCCGGGATAAAAAGGTACCCGGGACTTCCCGTGTGTGGTACACTACAGATGACCCAGTGGATCACTTCGAAATATATCGCATGGTCACATTGCCAGAAAAATATGTGGATTTTAGTAATCATTTTCACACCCTAGTCAGCACGGATATCGATCCCACATCGCTGCAGCAAGCATCCGCCGCCACTTATATTGATGACATCAAGCCAAATACTTTATATTACTATATGTTTCGTTCCATTGATCGTCATGGTAAGTTTTCCAACCCGTCGCCCGTCTTTTCGGTGATTATGGTGAGTAATGATGGCGTTATATTCCCCATTATTAAACCCGTAGAATTAAAGCCCGCTTTGACCCCAAGACGCCCCGCCAAATCCCTAAAAAAGATGATGAATATTGTCCCCACAATAGCTCAGTCCATGGTAGACTATTCTCGCACTAACCTCGAAGGTCTGACAACTGCCAAAAATGCCACCATTGTCTTGGGGGTGGAAAGTGAGGGTCTGTTTGGAAACAAATTTAAGATTAGGTTAACTTCTAAAGAAACTGGGAAACAGATAGATTTAAATGTACAATTCAAAACTGCACGCAAAACCACAGAAAGAGAGAGAAAATAATTACACACTTATACGTGAAAGATACTATTTATATAGAGAAAGGGATTAAACTATGGCTTTTTTAGACAACGCTGGCGATATTATTTTAGACGCCGTACTAACCGACACTGGACGAATGCGTCTCGCCTTGGGAGATGGTTCATTTAAAATAACAAAATTCGCTTTAGGCGACGACGAAATTAATTATGAATTGTATGATTATAACAATCCTAGCGGTTCCGCATATTATGATTTAGAAATTATGCAGACTCCTATTTTAGAAGCGTTTACTAATAATACTTCCCAGTTGCATTCTAAAATTATAAGCATTCCTCGAACTAACTTGATTTATTTGCCCATCTTAAAGCTAAATCAGGTGTTTACCAGGGATAATGTCATGGCCGACGTGGGCGTTTATTATGTTGCTGCCGACGACACCACTATGGATAAGTTGGCAAATATAAATGGGGTCATTAACGGCTCCGACCCCGCCGAGGGGAAGGCTTGGGTGCGTATTGACCAAGGTCTCGACACCACCGAGGTATCTCCAAGCCGCAAGCTGGATGCCGACTTAGTCGAAACACAATATTTGGTCGAAATGGATTCCCGGTTTGGCCAACTAATCAATCGGAATGGCACTCAATTAGCCGCCACTTCATATATCGATGATGACCAGATAGCAAGTTATTATTTATCACTGGGGACTGACGCGTCTTTTGTAATAGATAACCCATCTATTAAAGTAATCGGGGATGGTGGAGATGCACAGACGATTGCTGGCCCGCGAGGAACTGTCTTGAAGTTTAAAGTACAATCTTCGTTGGATTTAGTTTCGAGCACTTACTATTTTACATTGGTTGGAACCGAAACGTCGCTGGGCGGCCACACATTTTATATGATTGACACCAACATCCGAGTAACGGGCGTCACAACGGGCTACCGGTTAGATATTCCTATTCGATATCTAAAATATAAATCAACTCCATAATAAAAGGATCACAGAATGGCTACAGTATTTAAGAATTTATTAAGCAACGATGTTGCTAGCACGAGGACGCTCTTAAACGAAGCGATTCCTCTTACGGGCACGATTGTATCGGGAACTTATAATGATCTGAATGTTCAAAACTATCCTCATGGCATGTTTCAGAGTGTCTATGATTATCCAGTGTTGAGTTCATCGGCTAATCACATTTTTGATTTAACTTATGGATATTCCGCCACCCTCAATAACCCCGCGAATTCCATGAATTCCAAAAAGCGCAATATTTATAACCAAATGGCGCAGGTTCTTGTGGGTTATGATGAGACAGGATCGATCCGGCCTTTTGATCGCGACGGCGACCTAACAGGCGGAGATAAATTAGATCAATGTGTTTTTATCAACTTCGCGCGCCTCTTGACAAAAGATGAAATAAAGAAAGGCTCATTCGCGTTGACTTTACAAAGTGATGGAATCACCCCGGGCCTGAAGGTCATAGCGGATCATGGAGCGGAAAATGACTATCGAGTCAACTCCCCAGCGGGAGAATTTGGTATTTTATACACCTCTTCGGCGCCCATTATCCCGGGTTCCGGCGTGGGGCTCTTATATTATCAAGCCGGCGTCTGTGTATTGACGGCATCCACGGAAATTATTGAATCTGCTTCATTTTTTACGGGGTCGACTACTTTAACGGTAGGTCCCGACGCATGGAATATTTCGGGAACCTGCAATTATATGCGTCACATTTGGAAAAATGATATTTTTAATAACACGACCGAACTTAATTCTACTATTTATTTCTGCCGCGTCAATAATAACGAATTTAATTACTCTTCTAACCCGACTTACCTGAGTGGAAGCCGCATTAATGTAAAACAAACTAGAGATGACAATCCTGTTTCTTATGTTACAACTGTGGGACTTTATTCAGCAGATAACGAACTTCTTGCGGTAGCAAAGGTGTCCGAACCTCTCAAAAAGGACCCCACCAACGAATTAACTCTCAGAGTTAGGCTTGACTATTAAAACGGAGGTAATTTTATGCCTCTAAAAAAATTTACATCAAACGATATTTTCTATAATACTATCAAGACGTATCCTACAATTCAGATAGACGTTTATGATAGTAAAACTTATTACCAAAATGTAAGCACAATATCCGGCGCCTTTACATCAAGCACCCCGAATGCTCCAACGGGTTACATTTCTTTGTATGAAATGAATGTGGACAGGAATGAAGCCCAGACTGGCCTTATTTATCCCTTTATTGTCAAAAATGGAACTTTATCTAATTTTAAGACCATCTCAACAAGTGAGTTTGTTGGAGGGTTTCAGTATGGAGATACCCTTACCGGTTCATATCCCTTATTGGCCAGCATATCGCGCGAATATTGGCAACTTGGCGCGGGCACTTTAATCGCACCAGCCCCCCATCCACGGGCGCATGTTAGGGCATTGCAAAATATCTTGAATTACAACATATTTTCAAGTCAACATTATGCTTTTAGCTCAAGTTTGGGGGATAAGGCCACTCAAGAATTGTCTCTTATCTCTATTCCCTCCATTTTTTATGGATCCTCCATTCAAAAGGGGACCGTGGATCTCAAATTTTATATTTCTGGCACCTTAATCGGTCGGCTGCAAGACATCACTCAAAATGGCGAATTAATTCAGACCGATGGAACCGCATATGCCCAAAGTCAAGGGTCAGCTTCTTGTGCAGGCGTTGTTTTATACGGTCAGGGCTTTATTATTTTGACTGGCAGTTGGGATCTTGAACCCACAGCGCGTAATTACGGCGGAGGACTCCCTCTCATGAATTCTTCTTGGATTAATTTCGGCACAGGGTTGGGAGGCCACGAATCTTATTCTGGAGGCGCGATAGACTCAGGTCAAATCCCGAGCGCGAGTTTTATGATGAACTTTAATGGAACCCAAAACGTTCCCACAGTTACAATGTTTGCGCATGCGGACAAGGGCGAGTTTAATTACTCCAATAATCCCACCTATGTTCTCCATAGTCAATCTATGGAGCCCATTTCGGGAGCCTATTCTTATCTAGAACCAGAGCTTGTTATCAAGAATACCGCTCTGAGCCCTTATCCAGACCCCACAGGCTCCTTCGAGAAAATAACTTATATCTCTAAAATAGGGCTATATGATGATCAAGGAAATTTAATAGGAATTGCTAGTACCGCTACACCAGTCAAGAAGACCGAGACTGTGGATTACACATTTAAACTTAAGTTGGATTTTTAATAGATGATCCTCGGACTCGACATTAGCACAAGTATTGTGGGGGTATGTGTTCTCAAAAATGACAAAATTGTTCATACACAATACATTGATTTGAGAAAAATCAAGAACTTTTTTGAAAAAGGACAAGAAGTCGAAAATGCTTTAAAGGATATAAAGAAAAATTTTAAAATTGAATACATTTATGTTGAACAAGCTCTCATGTTCTTCCGTCGAGGAGGCTCAACTGCTAAAACTATGTCAATTCTGCAACGATTTAATGGCATTGTTTCCTGGTTATGTTATAATATATATGGGATGGAACCTAATTATATCACTCCTATTGGCGCTCGGTCAAAATGTGGCATAAAAGTCAAAAGAGGCGAGAAAGCCAAGGAAATTGTTATGAAATACTTCCTTGAAAATGAAGATTTCGGCATCATTTACACAAAAAAAGGTAATATTCAGAAGTATTGCTACGATATCGCAGATGCTATCGTTGTTGCGCGCGCCGGTTATTTAACTTTACGCGAGATCCAAAAAAAGACTTGACAGAGCCCTTAAAGTATGTTATATTAGTAGTATGAATGAAAAGCTATCTATTCTCTCTAATATCCTCGGTTCGCATTTCCAAACGAACGACGAATATGTGTTCTTTTGTCCCTACTGTAAGCACGAAAAGAGAAAATTTTCTGTCAACTTGAAGCGAAATGTCTATAAGTGTTGGGTATGCAATCAGCGCGGAAGAAGCCTATATAGGGTCGTCAGACGATTTGGTTCCTTTAAGGACCAGGAAGGTTGGAGGACCCTCATGGGCGCGCCCAGAGAGGATTTAGGCCGCTTCGAGGCCCTATTTGAGGGGGAAATACCAGAAGAGAATATCCAGGTGGTGGATCTCCCGAGCGACTTCAAGAGTCTGACTCGCGCGCATCTTGATTCGTGCGGCAGAAAGATGTTAAAGTATTTAGAAGGGCGAGGAATTGACAAAAAGGATGTTCTTGGGTGGAAGGTAGGGTATTGTTCGTCCGGTCGTTATCGTGACAGGGTTATCTTTCCGTCTTTTAACGAAGACGGCGCCGCAAATTATTTTGTCGCGCGCGCCCTTACCGAAGGAGATTTCAAATACCTCAACCCAGCAGCAAGCCGTAATATTATTTTTAATGAGTTATATCTGGATTTCGATAAAGAGATAACGATTGTTGAGGGTATTTTTGATGCCATGAAGGCTGTAAACGCGGTGCCTATCTTGGGCTCGACATTATCCGAAAATTCTGTACTTTTTAAGAAGATTATTAAACATGACACACCTGTTCTTTTGGCGTTAGATAAAGACGCCAAATGGAAGGCCCTTAAAATTAAACGTTTGTTATTAAAATATGGTATTGAGATACGAGAGTTGGATTTAGAAGAATATGAAGACGTTGGTGAAATGTCGAAGGATGAATTTAAACGTTTATCATCTCAGGCTTCTTTTATTCAAGAAGAAGATATTCTTACCTCTCTCATTTCTAATATCAATTAGGAGAAAAAGTGAAATTTGCGCATATTGCAGATACTCACATTCGTAATTTAAAATATCATTACGAATATAAAATTGTATTTGATAAACTATATCAAACACTAAAAGATGAAAATGTTGACTATATCATCCATTGCGGAGATATCGCTCACACGAAGACGCAAATTAGCCCGGAATTCGTGGAGATGTGTACTAACTTCTTTCGAAGTCTGGCAGATATTGCCCCCACCTATATAATTCTAGGCAACCATGATGGCAATTTAAAGAATTCGAGTCGACAAGACGCATTAACGCCAATCGTAGAAGCCCTGGATCACCAAAATCTTAATTTATTGAAGAATTCAGGAGAAGTTCCACTAGAAGGCGACTTTGTTCTCAATGTGTTATCAGTTTTTGATGAAGATAATTGGTCTGAACCAAGCGATCTAGAAAAAATTAATATTGCCCTATATCATGGATCTATTTCGGGTGTCAAGACCGATACAGGATGGGTTATGCAACACGGCGATCACCCGTTGGAAATTTTTCGCGGCCTCGACTATGGATTCCTTGGGGACATTCATAAAACCAATCAGTGTTTGGACGAAGGGGGTTATATTCGTTATCCTGGCTCTACTATCCAACAAAACTTTGGTGAGACCAATGATAAAGGATTCTTAATTTGGGAAATTGATAGTAAAGAAGACTTTACTTGTCGTCATATCCAGATTGATAATCCGCGCCCGTTTATTACTATTGATTTGACATCCAAGGGCAAAATGCCCAAAAATATTGAAAAAATAGTTCCTCGAAAAGCTCGTTTGCGGCTTGTATCTCATAATAACCTTCCCCTTAACGTAATGAGAAAAGCCATCGAAATCGCTAAAAACCAATTTCAGCCGGAAAGTGTCACCTTCCTCAACCGTGGAGCCGGCGAGCATGGTACTATCGACGAATTGGCTATATCTCTGGAGACTGAAGACCTTCGCGATCTTACGGTCCAAGAAGACCTCATAAAAGAATATCTGAAAGATTTCGAACCATCAAAAAATTTGATGGAGAAGGTGCAACAATTAAATTTGAAATATAATCAACTGGCGGAAGAAAATGAAGAAGTCTCTCGCAATATTAATTGGAAGTTGCGTGAAATTAAATGGGATAATCTTTTTAATTACGGGGAAGACAATTCTATTAATTTTGATAACCTAAACGGAATTGTGGGCATCTTCGGGAAGAATTTCTCCGGCAAATCGAGCATTATCGACTCCATTTTATACACTATCTTTAACTCAACTTCCAAAAATGACAGAAAAAATTTAAATATTATTAATCAGAATCAAGGAATCGGTCGCGGAACTGTAAAAATATCTATTGGAGAAAATGACTATTTTGTGGAGCGAGAATCGGAAAAATATACGCGCAAGCTCAAAGGCGTCGTGACAGAAGAGGCACGCACAAATGTAGACTTTAAGATGTACAATGCATCGATGGATAATATCCAAACATTAAATGGACTCACCAGAAATGATACTGATAAAAACATTCGTAAGACCTTCGGAACATTAGATGATTTCCTTTTTTCGTCTATGTCTTCTCAGTTGGGGGCGTTGGCTTTTATTAGCGAAGGTTCCACGCGCCGGAAAGAAATTTTAGCTAAATTTCTTGATTTAGAATTTTTCGACAAGAAATTTAAATTAGCCAAGGAATCTGTAGCTGACACTAAGGGCGCCCTTAATAAATTGGAAGGTCGCAATTATGACGAAGAATTAATCAGCGCCGAGCTTGACCTGGAAGATTGTAATTTAAAACTTTCCAAACAACAAAACGATTGTAATAAATATGATCTTTCCATCAAAGACAAAGTCCAACAACGGGAAGACATTATTGCTCAAATTGAGTCAATTCCGGCTGAAATTATCGATGTGGTTACGGTTCGCACCGAGCTTCGGGACACAAAGAATCAAATAATATCTCTATCGGATATGAATCACACTCTCCTGTTGGAGCGCGACGAAAAGAAAACTCAATATCAAAAAATTATTGATTTTATCGAGAATTTTGATATTAAAAGTCTCTATGAGGATCAAGACAAAATTGATGAAATGGTTGCAGAACTCGAAGCTCTAGAATCTCACTTAAACAAAGAAGAAGAGGAATTAGAAAGGAATACAAATAGGGTGCAGTTATTGGACGGCATTCCATGTGGCACACAGTTTCCAACTTGTAAATTTATCAAAGACGCATATGCCTCCAAGGCAATAATTCCCAGCAATAAACAAAAAATTGATATTTTTGAGGAGTCTATCGAGGACTTAGCCGATCAGGTTGCTTTAATTAATCCCGACAGAGTCGAAGAACATATTACCAAATATAATCAAGTGACCGAGAAGAAGAATGCTCTGTCTAATGATATAATCAATTCCGATTTACAGGTAGAAAAGAATTCTTCTATCATCAAAGACTTAATGAATCAAGTGGTTTGCCTTGAAGATAAGGTTTCGGAATATGAGCTTAATAAGGATGCTATTGAAAATTTGGAAAGTTTGCTTAAAACCAAAAAGTCTCTCAAGTGGGAAGCCACGAGGATGCAGAGATTATATGACGCATGCCAGGAAGATGTATTGGCGCTCTATAAAACAATTGGCTCCTATGAGCAGAAAATAGAAAACATCAAAGAACAAAAACAACAATTTACTGATTTGCGTGATGAGTATGCGGCTTATGATCTTTATTTGCGGTGTATGCATCCCAATGGGATCGCTTACGACATCATCAAGAAGCGCCTTCCAGTAATTAACGAGGAAATAGCCAAAATCTTAGCAAACATTGTTGACTTCGAAGTATTTTTCGAAGACGACGGTAAGAGATTAAATATCTTCATTAAGCATGCAGAATATAACCCACGGCCGCTGGAGATGGGCTCAGGGGCAGAGAAAACAATTGCCGCCGTCGCCATTCGGCTGGCTCTCTTATCGGTTTCGAGTTTACCCAAATCGGATATCTTTGTTCTCGACGAGCCGGGAACAGCCTTGGATGAAGAAAATATGCAAGGCTTTATTGATATCTTAGATTTAATCAAATCATATTTTAAAACAGTTTTATTGATTTCTCATGTGGATTCTTTAAAAGACTGTGTAGACATGCAAGTCACTATCGACAAAAAGGAAGGTTATGCATTCGTTCAGCAGTAAAGAAACTAATTATATAGGCTAAAGGAGAATACATGACAATGACACAAGTAGCAAAAGGTCTTTTGGACCGCGTATTAGAAAAAATGGTTTCACGAAAACTATTGGTATGGAGTATGGCAACAGCTTTAATGTTCACGGCTCATATCGATAGCGGAGATTGGTTAATTTTAAGCGCATTATATATCGGTGGTCAATCCGTAATTGACGCAATTGTGAAACTCAAGGGGGGAATGTGATTAACATTAATTTTGGTGACCTCATAGGCGGAATCGGCAAATTTTTGGCAAAGTATTGGCAAACTATTGCCCTGGTCGGCTTGTTGGGGTTTGTGTTCTTATCGCGGAATAATTACTCGGCGCTTAAAGATAGTTTTGACGTGGCCGTGGATTCTTATGAAAGTGAAATAGCAGCTATGAAAGCTCTTTACGCTGAAGAGTTGGCATTACGCGACAACACATTGAAAAATTACGAAGAAATGTTAAATCAACTCAAAGAAGATTATAATGATACTCGCGAAGATTTAGAAGAAGCCCGCAAAGAACGAGCAGAAACGCATGTACGCGATTTCGAAGAACAACCCCGAGTATTGGCTGACAAAATTTCTGAAACATTCGGATTAGAATATGTGGAATAATTTTATCAAAACATTCTTAATTTTTATTCTCTTCACGAGCGGTGCATATGCAGCAGATGGGAAATTTACATTCGTTCAAGAGGGAAATGAGGTGCCATTTACTGGCACGCTCTTTGATCCTGAAGCTACAGCGAAAATGTTGTCGGATCACGAATTTCTCAAAGAAGATTATGAGTTGGAAATGGCCTATCGCTTGGCAGTTCAGAAAGAAGAATACGATTTTCAGGTCGAACAACTCAACATCACGATCCGGTTTCAGAAAGAACACTACGAGGCTTCCTTGGCTATCTATGACGCTCAAGTGGAGGATCTAAGAAAAATCATTGCTAAAAAACCAAGCAAGGTCGGTACCGGATTAATAATCGCAGGTGGATTTGTAGCCGGAGTTCTAACTGCTGTGGCAATCGTATATGCGGTGGATGGCAAATGAGCGATAAATTAAATAAAATCGCACAATACGAAAAAGCCATTTCCCAGAAGTATGGCGAGGAGTCTATTGGCAATCCTAAATCCAAATGGTCGGACGAAAAGGAGGATGATTATCGTCAACAAATCATTGCGCTTCATGAGAAAGAAAAAGCTACTTGCCCTGACCACGATAAAGTAGAAGTTGATGGCTTTTTAATTTCTAAAAAACTACTTAATAGAGATAATAATCGAAATTGTCCGATTTGCGAGGTTTATTCATTTGAGATTAGAGATAATGTTTATATGAATAAATTTGATTGTTGTTTTAATTGTTATGTGCAATGGGTAGAAGATCGCGAAGAAAGATGGAAATCTGGATGGCGCCCAAAAAAGGAAAATAAATAAATGGCAACAACATTAGAAATTATACAAGGAATTGCTCAAGCTGCTGCAAATGGCTACGACGGCGCACATGACCAGCGCTTTGTGGAAGATGGCAAGATCGCGAAAGTCGGAGTCCTTTCGCGAGAAGAAGGATGCCCCATTATAGACTCTCGTGTTATTGACGGATTTGGTATCAAATTCATTGGAGACATGCTCCAAATTAATTATGAGGGCGATGTACGTCTTAAGGACGTATATGCAAAAGGATTTGAGGAAGAGTGTGAGCGTCGACTAGCCGGTATCGCGGATTTCCTTAAAAAAGAATATAAATCTATTACCGGCCGTACAGTTACTCTCACCCCACAGGGAGACGCGGTATGTTTTGTGCAAAATACGTCGCGGGTACGCACCTTTGTCATGGCTCACAAACTATTTAAAATTAACGGGCTCAAAGGCGTAGATACTTTGGGAGAAGGCGTCGTCGACCCGCTCGCTACTGAATATTATAAATTTCTCAAAGAAGGCGGGTTTGGCACCACCCACGATAAATAATGACGTATGCTCTTTCCAAAAAAGAGATCGTTACAGAAATTCTTAAATGCGGTAAGGATCCAAACTACTTCATTAATAATTATGCGCGCATAGCTCACCCGCTACATGGCCTGGTCCCCTTTAAAACCTATCCCTACCAAACAGATTTGTTGACGGATTTCAATGATTATAGATTTACCGTCATTTTAAAAGCGCGTCAACTGGGGATTTCAACAATAGCGGCCGCGTATATTGTTTGGATGATGGTTTTCCATAGAGACAAAAATATCTTGGTAATGGCCACAAAATTTAAGACGGCCTCCAATCTAGTTAAAAAAGTAAAAGCAATTCTCAAAAACTTACCAGAGTGGCTTCTTATCGCCGGAATAGCGGTTGACAACCGGGCCTCATTCGAATTATCTAATGGGTCTCAGATTCAAGCTGCCTCTACGTCGGGAGACGCCGGCCGATCAGAGGCTCTTTCTTTGCTTGTTATTGATGAGGCTGCTCATATCGAGAATTTGGATGAGTTGTGGGCCGGCTTGTATCCCACCATTTCGACAGGGGGACGCGTGATCGCCTTATCGACTCCCAACGGGGTGGGAAATTGGTTTCATAAAACTTATAGCGCCGCCGCCGAAGGGACAAATGATTTCCACCCCGTGGAATTAATGTGGGATGTTCATCCCGACCGAGACGACGCATGGTTTAATAAAGAGACGAGAAATATGTCCCGTCGCGAAATTTCACAGGAATTGGAATGCAATTTTAATACTTCGGGAGAGACAGTGATCCACCCAGAAGATATTGCATACATGGAGAAATTAACTAAGGAGCCGAAATATCGCACATCCTTCGATAGAAATATGTGGATCTGGGAAGAATATCAGCCCGAGGCCTCCTATTTGATGGTGGCCGATGTGGCACGCGGTGATGGCGCCGATTATTCAGTTTTTCATATAATTAAGTTAGAAACGATGGAGATTGTAGCCGAATACCAAGGGAAGCCCAATTTGGATATGTATTCTAATATTCTTTTTCAGACGGCCAAGGAGTATGGAAATTGTTTACTCGTCGTCGAGAACGTAGGAATTGGAATTTCGGTGTTGGAGAAACTGATTGAGCTTGAATATCCTAATTTATATTATTCAATTAAGGGAACCCACGAATTTGTGGAAAGTTACCAAGGGGAACGCAATTCGGCAGCAATCCCCGGTTTCACAACTTCTTCTAAAACGCGACCACTAATTATATCAAAATTAGAAGAATTCATCAGAAATAAACTAATTAATGTATATTCACTGAGAACTATTAACGAATTGAGAACTTTTATTTGGCATAACGGTAAACCCCAGGCCATGCGGGGGTATAATGATGATTTAATTATGGCTTTAGCTATTGGCTGTTGGGTAAGAGACACAGGCCTCACGGTCAACGAGCGCGATATAGAATATCGCAAAGCGTGTTTAGATTCCCTAATCCAGGTTAATACTAAAATTAATACGTCGATACCCGGTATGGAAGGGTATAATAGCAAGACGGCCATAGATGATAAATTATTTAAAGGCCAAAACTCAGCCCAAGAAGAGTATACTAAGTACGCTTGGTTAATAAAAGGATAAAAATGGCAGATCAAAATAAGAAAAATCCCGCTAACCCCCAATCTGAATTATTTCGAAGATTAACTCGTCTTTTTTCTGGTCCCATTACAAATTGGCGCACCCAGCAAAATCGAAAAATTCGTAGAACCTCTCTAGATCAGTACGCGACTAAATTTCGATCAGCTTCGGGCCAACAGTTTCGTAAATCCGAGTATAGTCCCTTTGATGTTATGAATTCAAAAATCATGGCTCAACAGAATAGATCGGAGCGTTATACGGACTACGAACAAATGGAATATATGCCCGAATTAGCATCTGGGCTAGATATCTACGCGGATGAAATGACAACCCACTCCTCGTTACAGCCTATGTTAGACATTAAATGCCCCAATGAAGAAATACGGGCCGTTTTACAATCGTTATATACGAATGTTTTAAATTTAGACCATAATTTATTTGGCTGGTGTCGTTCGATGGTTAAATTTGGAGATTTTTTACTTTATTTGGATATCGATGAGGCATTGGGTGTAAAGGGAGTCATCGCGTTACCTCTCAAAGAGGTGGAGCGTCTGGAGGGTGAGGATCCCACCAACCCCAATTATATTCAATATCAGTGGAACTCCGCCGGCATGACATTCGAAAATTGGCAAGTGGCACATTTCCGTATTTTAGGAAATGATAAATATGCGCCTTACGGCACCTCTGTCATGGAGCCTGGACGCCGGATTTGGCGCCAATTGGTCCTCATGGAAGATGCCATGATGGCTTATCGAATCGTGCGCTCGTCTGAGCGACGAGTCTTTTACATGGATGTGGGTAATATTGCTCCTCAAGATGTAGAGCAGTATATTCAAAAAACGATTACGTCTATGAAGAGAAATCAGGTAGTGGACTCCCATACTGGCCGAGTGGATTTAAGATACAATCCTCTTTCGGTCGAAGAAGACTATTTCATCCCCACGAGAGGAGGCGAAAGCTCCCGAGTTGAAAGTTTACCTGGCGGTGCTTTCACCGGCGACATAGATGATGTCAAATACTTGAGAGATAAGCTCTTCGCGGCCATAAAAATCCCGCCCGCCTATTTGTCGGCAGACAGAGAGGCCTCTGAAGACCAAACAACTCTTGCGCAAAAGGATGTGAGATTCTCTCGAACAGTACAACGCCTTCAGAGGTCGGTTGTTTCTGAATTAGAAAAAATTGGCATTGTCCATCTTTATACCTTGGGATTCCGTGGAGATGATTTGGTCAGTTTCCGCCTAAAACTTAACAATCCTTCCAAAATAGCCGCGCTCCAAGAGATGGAGCACTGGAAAGCTAAATTCGAAATCGCCGGTAGCGCCACGGAAAACTATTTTTCCAAGAGATGGGTATCCGAGCATATTTTTGGATTGTCGGAAGAAGAATTTTTACGAAACCAGAGAGAAATATTTTTTGATCGCAAATATGAAGCCCAAGTTAATGCCGCCGCCGAATCCATGGCGGAATCCGAAGCAACCGCAGGAGCGGGGGGGGACCTAAGCGATCTTGGAGATCTTGGGGGCGGAGACCTTGGCGGAGACCTTGGCGGAGACCTTGGTGGAGATCTGGGTGATCTTGGAGATCTGGGTGGTGAAGAACCCGAGGGAGGAGACCTCGGCGGTGATGATGACGCTGCATTATTGGCAGCTCCGCCGGCTAAACGTGACCCCAAAACTGGCAACTTAATAACTACCAAATCTTCGAAGCCGCAAGCCAAGGGACATTCTTACACTTCTGTAAAATATCGCGATGGCGACGGCCGAAATGGCCGCCCACAGAATTATACTGCACAGGGGCTTCCTAAACCAAAGACCTGGCTCCCGGGCTCTCCTCGGCTAAAGAGTTTAGGAAAAGGGATTTATGAAAATCAAGAATCTACTTATAAGCAGGAAGAAAAGATGTTATTTGAGGGTCGAAGTGAAGTCAAAGCTTTGATAGCAGAGTTAAGTAACTTGGAGACGAAAATCGATGAAAATGAAGCATAATAAGAAACGCAACAGCGCTTTTATTTTCGAAGTTCTTATACGAGAGCTTACAAAAGCAATTATGGACAAAGACTCTCCTAAAAAGAAAATGATTTTATCTCTTATTAAGGAGAACTTTAAGGGAAATAGCGCCCTGGCGCGTGATCTCGAATTATATAAATCTATTTTAGATACATCGGGTCTGGACCGGCCCACCGCCGAGAAACTTATCTTTGAATGCCGAATGCAACGGTGTACGATTGATGAGAGACAATTATTTAAAGAACAAAGCGCGCTTATAAAGAAAATCAATCAGGAAATTTCTAAAGATGCTTTTACAATTTTTATTCCTAACTACCGGAATGTAGCCACTGTTTACCAAATCTTTAATTCTGGGACCAAAACTAAACAACGCGTTTTACTAGAGAGTCAAATCCTAAATCAAATGGTAATTGTCGAACACAAAGATAAGCCACTGATGCAGCATATCAATAATCTGACTCTTAAAACATTCATTAAGGGCTTTAACGAGAAATATAATGATAATTTGATGTTGGAGCAAAAAACTCTTCTTAATAAGTATATCTCTTCTTTCTCCGACGACGGCGCCGAAATGCGAGTTTATTTAAACGAGGAGATTTCTCGATTGAAAAAGGTGGTCCATAAATCCCTTCAATTAAAAGAAATCCAAGAAGATGGATCGATGGTCGAAAAGACCCAGAAGGTGCTGGAGATTTTAAATACTACTTCCAAACGCCAAGTCAACACTGAATTCATTCAGGAGATCTTAAAAATCCAAGGTTTAGTCAAGGAGATGGAAAGCTAATGGCCATCACAATTAAAGTTGGACGCAAAAAAGAAGAAGTAGTGCTACAACTGGAGGCGCGCCAGACTCTGGATGGCAATATATTAATATATGATCACGATGATATGGACATTGCGTTGCTCCTTAAAGAGAAAAAGATCCTCACCTTTCCCAAAAAGAAAGCGACGGATTCTCTTTACGATTCCCAAAATCGATTGTTTGAATACTTGAGGCAAAAAGGTCTCATTGTTTTGGATTCTATTCGGGGGGGCAACATTTTTGGATCGATAGAAGCGCTCATAGCAGAAGCGAAAAACGAAGATTACGACACTCTAAGTTACGTTCTCTATGGAATCTCTGAATTTTTAAAAGAAGAAAAGCCCTACATGGATTATATCAAGGATTATGAAGAAATGATGGACGATCACTTGGTAGAGCCCACTGAAGAGGATTCGACGGCGCTCGGAGAAGTTCCGCAAGCCGCCCAAAAGGGTACCATTAGACCAGGTTATAATTATGCTCCCTACTGGATGAGTTACATGCTAGAACACCAGAAGAAGAAATAGTGGATCTCCTTTATTTTGCCTTAGCAGCCTATGGCCTTACGCAGCTTCTCTGTTATGGTAAGATTTTTGGCAAAATCCGCCCCGAAGGATATTTTTGGACTTGTCCCATGTGCATTGGATTTTGGGTTGGTCTATTTTTGTGCGGCGTTAATCCCTGGACAGAACTATTTACCTATGAACTTACAGTTATGAATTTTTTAATTTGTGGATGGGTAAGTTCCGGAACTTCATATATTTTAAATATGATTTTCGGTGATTGTGGCTTAAACATACATTACCAGAAAGGGGGTGATTAAGAAATGTTAGAAACACTAAAAAGATGGATGCTCCAACCTGTTCGACTCTGTAAAAACGGGTGCATACGCGCGCGGGTTGCGCCCGCGTTTTAATTTAAAAGGGATACAAATATGTCAAAAGTCTTATTGAGAGAATATTATGAACTTTGTGACGGCGCGGTTTGTCAGGATTTGCTGACGGAGGCCGAAAAAGCCGAGGTCGCCAATGGAGGGATGTATCTCACCGGGATGCTCCAATGCGGGGGAAAGAAAAACGGCAATGGCCGGATTTATCCCACCGAGGTGTTGGAGCGTGAAATAAAGAATTATCAAAAATTGGTCGACGAACGACGCGCGCTCGGGGAACTAGACCATCCCGACGACTCGGTTATAAATCTTAAAAACGCATCCCACATGATTGTTAATATCTATA